TGTTTTTTCTTTCATAGAATTAATAAAACTTCTAAAAACTGCTGCTTCTGAACTTTTACCCATTACTTTTGCTCTTTGTTCCATAGCAATTGCTGCCTGAATTTTATGTGCATGGGTTTTTCCAGATTCTTTAATTTTAGAAACTGATTGTTTTGCTGTTGCAACATCTTTAAATCCTAATCCACCAATAGTACCTTTAGGATTTTCATCGGTATAAAGGTCAGAGTGTTTTTTAGAATTTGTTGATTGTCCAGGTTTTCTTGCAATTCTGGGATTATTCATTCAACTGATTTAGATTTAGTTTCTTCACCTCTTGCTCTTTTTTTTCTCCCTGCACAATGAGCACGTTGAGAAAATCCTTTTGAATTTGAGCAATCAATATCTTTTTTATATTTATTAGACCACTCTTCTTGAAATTGTTTAAATGTTTTCATTATCTAGTTTTTGTTGTTTTAAAAGTTTTGCCAGTTCTGCAGTTGATCCTACAAAAAGTGCATTATTAACTGTGGTTGGACCTTTTGGCTTGTCGTCGTCAATATCTTTTACTTTCTTTTGAAGATCTAATAGTTTATCTGTAATGTCACCTACACTCTTAATTAATTGTCCGGCAACTTCATATGCACGGGGCATCTCCGATTCTTGTGCTAATTCAAGAATTCCATTGATTGCTTCTTGACCTTTTTCTATCAGAGAGTATAAATTTCCTCTAGTATAATCATAATCTTTTTTAACATCATCTACTACTAATGCAACTTTCTCTATTTTTTCGGTTACGGTTTCAGATTCTACATCTATAGAAACTATATCACTATCTACATTAAAAGTTTCATTGAGTTTATCAAATTTTTTTGTCATTTTCATGCTATAGATCCACTAAATCCAAAATCATCACCCTCTTCAATTAACAAGTTATCTGCTGTAGTAATTGATTTGACTTGTGCTCCAGAAGTATGTGCTGTAATTGTGGTGCCATCCCTACCTCTTTCAACTGTAAGAACGTTTCCAGTTACAAGTGTTACATATACTTCTTCTCCTTCAATCTCTAAGTACACACCTTTAACGATAGATGCTGCGCTGCTAACTGTAATTAAAGTATCTGTTGCAACAATATCTTTTGATAAGTTAGTTAACACTGTACCAGTGTAATTTTTAGTGGCTCTTGGTGTTGATGTATAAACAATATCTCTTGTTGTGCTGTTACTATCTCCAGCAACAAATCCCACAGCAGTGCTTTTGATAATATCTCTCGTTGCAGAAGAAACGGGACCAAAGAGATAAGTTTTAACATTAAACCTTAATGTATAAATAAGAACTCTTCTTGTGGTAAAATTGCCTTCATAATCATCCTGCATCGTAATATTTTCAAGAACCACAGGAACATCTCTTTTTTCATTAATAACATCTAACAATTCAAGTGTCATTGAATATGATGGTTGAAAATATGGTAAAATTTGTTCAATAATTTGAAGAGCATCATCATTTAATTTGGCCATAATACTCAATTCAAATTGCATATTATATGGAACTGGAAGATAAACTTTTTTGGTTTCAGTTCCGTCAGTTGGAGATTTTACAAGAAAAGTCTGTGTTGTTGTAGATTTGCGAGTTGAATCATAAGTTAGACCAGTAAATTCAAATGACATTCTTGGTAATGTAATTTGAACCGGTTTGTTTAAATCTGGTGATTGCTCTAATCTTGCAAGAAATTTTTGCGTAGGACCGTATGAAAGTGGAACTTTAATTACACTTTTTACATTATCAGAATTATCTGTATGCTTAATGTTGATTTCATTAAATAAAGAACCAAAAGAAACTACAGTTCTTCTTAAGATTTCGTGATAGAAATATTCAAACATTTTTTTAAGTTCCGATATTATCGATTGACCAAGTAATAACTAATATTTATACTATGGCATTCCGAATGGATTAGTGTCACTAAAATCAATAATATCTTCTGCCTCTGTCTCTATATCACTATTATCAGAATATCCATCTTGAACTGCAAAATTGTCAATAGTTCTGAGTTTTCTTGAAGCACTTGATGCTGTTCCAACAATAGTTTCTCCTGGTGCAAATGAACCAGAAACGGATGCAACTTCTAATACATTAGTTACAACACTCCAAGATCTAACTCTTGCAGTTGTTCCACTTGTAGAACCTGTTACAAGTTCATTAAAAATGAAAGTTCCAACACCTACAATTTGTGGTGGGTTTGCAATAGTAATAATTGGTGATGTAGTATATCCCAATCCAGCATTTGTAATTCTAATTTGAGTAATTGATCCACCTGCACTTACAATAGCAGTTGCAGCTGCAGATACTGTTGCAGATCCAGTGAATGTAATTGTAGGTATGCCAACATATCCACCACCAGCATTTGTTATAGTAATTATTCCAACAATATTATTTCCAATAGTTGCTGTAGCAGCTGCTCCAACTCCATCTCCAAAAAATAGTACTTGAGGAGCAATTGTGTATCCTGCACCAGGATTAATAACCTCTACTGATTGAACGGATCTTGCCGAGGGATTTACATTTTCTGCACAAACAACAATACCACCAATCATTGTTGCTGAACCAATACCAGTTACTCCACCAGAAGGTGCTGAAGATATTGCGACTCTTGGTGCAGATGTATATCCACCACCCCTATTTGTAACGGTAAAGAATCTTATACCACCACTTACAAGAGAAACAACAGCAGCAGTTGCAGTTACTCCTGCACCTATCATAGTTAATTTTTGTGTTACCCCAAGAGAAATTGTTGAGATACCACTTCCAGAAATGTTATCATCAATAAAGTCAATTGAAGTATTAATGTCTTCATCTTCATATCTAAACAGTTCACATTTTAAAGTATAAACATAATTTTGTTGAAGTTGATAGAAAGGTTGTTCGTGCTCAACAAATTTAATTTCAAACAATCTATCACCTAAAGGAAAATAAATTAAATCTCCTTCTTTAGGTCTTGTAGATAATTTAATATTAGACTGTCCCTTAATTAATGGTGCTATATATTCTTCAAATCTTTCTTTTGATATTACAATTGTTAGTTCATTAAGTGCTTGAATACCAAACTTTGATAAAATTGTAGTATTATCACCATAACCATCAAAGTTTTCAATATATGCTTCAATTGGATATGCAAGATCAAATGAGGATTCAATAACCTCCCTTATTATAGTTTTTTCTGTTATATATTTTCTTGGAAGATAATGAACTTCTACACCATACATTCGCAGTTGTTCATTTATAAGGTCTTGAATTAGACCCTGTTCTGATTTGGATCCTTGAAGAAAAAATGGGTTAAGCATAGTTCAACCAATCATATCGTATGGTGGGAGTTCATACGTATTAGACATTTTTTCCATAAGCATATCCAATTCTTTTTGTGCATCATCATACATTTGCCTTCCATTCAACTCAACTCCACCAGGGAGCTTAACTCCAGTAAACTTCATCATATTCTGTCCCCATTGACGTTTAATCAATGAAGTTAAGTATGGTTTAATAAAAGAATCATTATAAACTCTGGCATAGTCATTCGGGTCTAATGTCGAATAACAATCAATAATAAAATAATCATTTTCTTTTACAACTCCCCAATCAATATCCAAATATAATCTATCTTGCCTTTTATTAAATCGAATTTGTTTTTGTGTATTTAAAAGAAAATCTAAATCCTCTAGATATGTTTTAACCATTGCAAAATTTAAGAGTTCTGTAGCTCCTAAAAAATAAATGTCATTTAAAAACATTTGATATTTAAGACTAAACATGCCTCGTGTAGTGTTAGCCCCATCAAATGTAAAAATTTTATTTACACCAATAACATTGGGAGGAAGTTGAATATAATTACTATTTTCTGTATATGAAAAAGTTGTTGCTGTTCCGACAATAGTTGTTGTTGCAGTAGTGGTTGCAATTCCAACCACATTACTAGATCCTACTACTGCTGTACCACGAGAAATATCTGCTGCTGTTATTTTATATTTAAAAAAGGCAGCATAAACTCCATCAAAATGTCTTTCTTGAAAAAATTGAATTGCATCATCAACCAAATCATCAATCTGTTCATCAGCAACATTAATTTCAAGTACAGGCGCGCCCAGTTTTCTTTTGCAATAGTCTATAAGTTCTTGTCTAGTTGATGGTTGCGCCATTTATTATTTTCCTTTAGAAATATTTATGATTTAAACATTGGAAATTGTCCAAGATGTCCAAGAACTTCTTGCTGTTTAAGATATAATTTAAAATAACATTTTGCAAGATTTTTAAGATCTTCGATATCATTTATAGTATCTATTTGATTACTAAATTTTACATATTCAAAATTTTTGTTCAAATTTTCAAGTGTTACTTCATCAGGATTCATTGATTAACCTCCTAAGCAAAAATTTAATTTCATCTAAATCTTCTTTCATATTAGCAACATCAGATTCCAAGTTTTGTACTTTTTGATTCTCTTTTAATTTAGAGTCTCTTCTAGAAATATATTCATTATATTCAGACACATTAGTATTAATAATAGAATTTGTTTTAGTATCTCTAATTAAATGATCATGTCCCTTTACTTTAATATAATCCATATCAGGCAAGTGCAATTACCCGTAAATTGCGGATTCTGGGAACATAAACTTGATTAGTTGATGTCATAACAAGTTTAATTCTATATGATCTAAATGCAGGTAATTGGTCTGCTGTAAATGTATGCTCTCTGTATTCAAGTTCTTGTGGAATAAACCCTAAAGCACTAGATGAAGAAATAAATTTATCCGAACTGCCATCGCTATCCTCAAAATTAATAATTTCACCTTTGGAATTTAAATTGTTATATCCTGGGAAAGGAATAAAAATTGGTTCAGAGTTTTGATTATCACTAATTGCATAAAATGCACGAATATCTGAATAAAGATTTATATGTGCATCTAATATAATTTTAATAGAGGATGCTGGAGTTTCTAATGTAGTTTCTCCTGAAATATATTGGAATGCTGATGGATCTTCATTAATAGAATCTACTCTTGGATCGGTTGCATAGTTTTCAATTTCATCATTGACTCTATTTGAAGTAAATATTGCACTTATTCTTTGGGTGTCTATTACAGGAGTAACTTTACTATTAGTTGTTCCAAGAGTCAATCTTATATTCATTGACTTATTTCCAGGCATAACAGATAATTTACTATCTTCATTTACCTTAGATGCAATAATTCTTGTACTATCAAGATAATTTGGAGCATTAATTGTAATAGGTTGGAATCCAATATCAGTAAATGGAATTTCATTTCCACTAATACTAGATCCAGTAACGGTGTTTACCTCAGCACTTAATGAAGTACCATGAACAGTCACATTATGAATATTTGGAGTAATAATTTCAAAAGGTATGTTTTGTGTTGCTCCAATATTATATCCACCGGATGATTTTGTTTGATTTGCATAAAGAATTGGGAAACTAGTTCCTACACTTCTATTAATACCATCAGTGGTCATGTCAATATTAACATTATAAGAATCAAAAGTAATTGGATTAGAAATCGTTACATTGTTCAAATCATGAGTTTTATTAATTCTTCTTAATGAAACTCCATTTAATTCATACTTATAAACAGGTGCTCCAATTGGATGAGTTATTGGATTTGTTCCTCTAACAATTGTTCCACCAATAACTCCTCCAGATGCTGAAGTATATGAAATAACTTCATCTCCAATACGTAAATACCCTGCATTAGTAGTGCCAACTCCAACATTTTCAAAAGTAGAAAATGCACTTGAATCATCGACTGATATTGATCCAGTAGAATCTGCTGCAAGGGCAATGCTTAATTTAGTCGGTCTAATATCAGATTGTGCATTAGAAATTATAACTAAATTATTATTAAAATACATTCCATGGTTTTTATGATCTATCTTAATATGTCTTCCATCAGTTTCGGTAATTATTGTGCCAGTAGCTAGTATACCTATGCCACCATTTAAGTTTGTTGTAATTCCTAAATTATTTACAAACTGAACAGTTTTTCCTGCTCCAGTAATAAAATCACCTTGAACGTTATCCACTATAATTTGATTGATATTAGCAATACCCGACAATGATAATCGAATATTTTTTCCAACAGTTAATGCTCCACTGGAAATTCCAAGAACGTCTCCGATTTGATATCCACTGCCTCCGGCATTAATAGTTGCTCCAACTGCAACACCATTGCTTATAGTAATATTAGCAGTTGCATCTCTGCCAGATCCAGTAATTGTTTCTAAACTAAGTCCAGTAAAAGTTTGACCACCAGATGATGGAGTATATCCAATACCAGCATTAATGATATTTAATGTACCAGTTGCAGTACCTGCACTTCCTACATAATTTCCCGATGCATTTGTACCAACTTGTAAAATAGTATTTCCAACAGCAAAGTCATTTAAATTAGTAATAGTGGATGCTAAACTAATTTTAACTTTTTTAGAATTAAAATTAAGAGAATTTGGTAACAATTTAGCAATTTGATTATTACCTGCAGAAAGTTCTGGGCTATAAACTTCTACAGTTCCTGATCCTACAAAATCAGCTCTATATAAAGTAAATTTAAGATCTTCCCATTGACTTGCTTCCCAAGTTGAAGCATTTTGAGATTTAAAAAGAGATCCAAGATATGGTTGATTAGATATAAATGATTGCGTTAACAAATCAGTTTCACCTACTCTTGAAATAAAGACTCTATATTTTGTAGAGACCGATGCAAGACATATAGCATATTCGGTTCCACCTTCTAGGTATACAGGTGCTTTGAAGTTAATTCGAGTAGCAACAGATCCGTTGCTTGATACATTAACTTGACTAGGTTCAAAACTAACTTCGGAAAAAGGAAGAACTTTTTGAGTTGGATATCCATTCTGCATCGTCCTTAATTGGAACGTTAATGGAATATCAGTATCATCTTTAGTCTCGAAGAAAACATCACAACTAGTTAAAAATACTCCAGTTGCTTCTAAAACTAAGAAAGATTGTGCTATTGGATCATACCAACCAATTATTTGTTCACTATCAACTGATGAGACAATCCTACTACCAACAATTTGTGTTCCAGATGTTTTTCTAATTGCTTCTTCTTCAAATTGTTGTTTATTTTCAACTCTAGCATTTCTAACAGAAATAATATTTTCTTGAATTGTTTCCAGAGTTCCACTTGCTGAGAATGCTTCTTCAGAAATAGTTGTTGCTACATTCTGGTTATTTAAATTATTATTTGTAAATGTAAGTACTTTAGTTCCAGTTGCAAATCTAGGATGAATATTACTATTTGGATTTGGAATAAAGAAACTTCCAATTAATACAGCACTCAGATCGGAAATTAATCTGACATTTGTAATAGTTGCTCTAGCTCCACTGGTGCTACCAATTAAAGTCATTCCAGATTCTACCCAACCACCAAATTCTCCTTGAGGTGCATTTGCTAATGAAAAAGTATCAACATTTAAAATACTTGAGGTCGAAGAATATGTCGCAGATAATCTTGTAATTGATGGAACTTCAAGTCCTGTTGCAAAAGTTCCTCCTGTACCACCAGCAGCATTGTTAATAATGGTAGTTGTAGTAGAGAATGTATTTGGATTATATGGACTTTCTGCAAATGTAGTAGTAGGTAAATTATAAGGACCTTCTTTATGATTTGCCTGTGCAACTCTAAAAGTAATTCTTGGTGCTTGGTTTGATAAATCTGGGCCCAATCCAATTGCATTTACTGCACCTATCACAGTTTCTCCAACCGCAAATACACCAGAAAGCATATTGATTTCTAGTAATTTTGGAACACAATATTTTGTTACATCAACACCATCAAAGAATGCATATAATTGTGTTAGAGGTTTTACATTTTTATTGACAAATTGAATATTTCTAGATCTCATAAAAGAAATAAGATCTCTACTTAAAGTTCTATCACCTTGAGAAGTACGATCAAATTGTTCTGTAATTGCAACTCTTACACCAGTCCTATTTTTTACACCAGTATCTATTACTTCACGGAATGTATCTTCAATGGTTTTAGTAGTAGTTCTTTCTACCCAAGCTGCTGGGTTGTCATCTCCACCATTAGGCCAACCACCTCTTCCAAATGTTACAGAAGAAGATTCAGTTTTTCTTTGTGCCGAGTTTACAATTTCTTGTCCTGTCCAATTATCAACCCAAGAATTCCAAACAGTAGGTACAAATCCGGTCTGAGGATCGGCACCTAGATCACTAATAGTAGACTTATAATTTCCTTCAACATCAATAATTTTTGCTTCAAGTCTTACCGTATCTACCCAAGTATCAGTTGCTGGAAGTAGTTCTAAAATACCTTTCCAAAAACTGACAATAAATGGAGTAACACTTTCAGATCTTGTTGCAAATGCTTGACGTAACCATTCAACTTCCTCATAATCTAAAGTAATAATATCACCAGTTTTTGTAATATTAGTTCCTTGAACAGAAGAAAATGCTTTATCTGCTGTTGGATCTACATTTACTACGGGACCAAATATCAAATCAACTGAAGTTGTATAATGTTTTGGTCTCAATTCTTTTTGTTGTATATCAATAGAATTTTTAACTTCAACAGCATTTTCTTGTGTTGATGTTGAAGTAAAATTATCTACAAAAAATCCAGATTTAAATCTATTTAATCCATTTGAATCTGAAACAAAAAGTGATGTGGTATTTGTTTCAAGTAAGGATAGTGTAGTATAATATTCTAAACTTTTAATTCTATTTTCAAGTTGTTTAATATCAACCATTCTATATCTTTTGTGCTCTAAAAATCTTATAGATGCTGTTTGCGTTGTGTATAGGTATGGTGGAAGAGTAATAGATGCAATTTCTAATGCATCATCGACAGAAACCGGCATTTCTGGATTTTCATCCGGAGTTCCATACTTAACTTGAAATTCTCCATTTCTTGTTAAATAAATTCTATCAATTCTTCCCAAGTAGAATGAGAAATTTGTTATGATTGATTCATCAGATGCAAGAATATTTGCTGCAGAATTTCCTGATGCATTAAAAGTTCTTCCCAAAAATTCAAGAGGAGATCTTGCATTTTCGGAAACGGTATAAGAGGAAACTCTTGGTCTAATATCAATTATATCAGAATTTGCTACTCCATTAATTGTTTTAATCTCACTACTATAATCAAATGTACTATATGAATTTACCGTTGTGATATCACCATCATCAGCAGAATCATAAAAACCATTTGAAAAATAAATTATTATTTTTTTACTTGGTGTATCTGCATTTGGTTTTTTAGTAATAAATCCATAGTCGTAAAAAGATCCTTTTTGTCCAACTGTAAATGTATAATTTGAAGAAATATTAAAACTTGGTGAATTTAAAGTAGTAATTATTGCTTGAATATTGGAATCCCTAAAAATTACTGATTCACCTTCTTTAAAGGTATTATCATTTTTGTATATAAAAACAATTTGTGATGAAGTTAATTTTTCAGCAACAATGCCAATGGTATTTCCATTTTGACTTAAAATTTCTTCTCCAATTATTAAATCAGATGTAGTCTTTGTTGGTCCATTAATAGATGAAAGAACCATTTTTGGTGCAGAGGGATTTGCAGTGTCTACTGATTCAAAAATACCATGAAGTTCAATTATATCTGGTGTATTTAATGAAATATTTTGATCTTCAACTCTAGTGCCAAAAGCATAATTTCCAAATGTTAATCCATTATTTAATGTCGTACTACCAATACCTGCTCCTTCATTTTTTGACTTATCAATTATAATACTATTAACTCTATTTTTTCTTTTTGCCTTTGCTTTTGGTTTTGTTTTTCTTAAAGTTGCTGTGAGTGTTGCACCGGTATTATTGGAACCCAAATTATAAATTTGAAGTTGTGTACCACCACTAATAAATGAAAATTTATCAGAGGTTAGCAACTCTGTAGAACCATCAGATCTAATTAATGAGTATCTGTCATCATCAAAAGATAAAAATGTTTCATTTGTTCCTGCACTTACAGGAATTGATAGTTCATTTGATGCAATATTAACGGTAAAAGATTTTCTAATACTTAAAGTAGCATCTGTTAAATCTACTGATGATATATTATTTTTTGGAAGTCTTGTATATAGTGTATTATCGGATGAGGATACCAGTTCAGTTGTTAGTACTTTAAAATTTGTAACTTGTAATGTTGCGGTTGGTAATTTTCCCTGAGCAATTCCAGTTACAGTGGTAACTCCGATGACCGTAACTGTAGTAGATCCAACACTTTCAACTTTTGCAAAAACTGGATTTTCTAACGCAGGATCACTATATGAAATTAAATCATTTTTCTTAACAACTGTTCCTGGAAATAGATTATTGGGACTTGTGATGGTGCTAACACCAGAAAGTGTAGAAATTGTAGCAATTCCAACATCGATTTTTGTGGATTGTACAGTATCCGCTGAAAATGTTGATGCAGTTCCTACTAGACTGTAAACTGACTTAACATTAGAAAGTCCATATGATGTTACTGCAGTTGCTACTCTTCCATTTGCAATTCCATCAAAAATAAATGATTCATTTCTTAAAAAACTACCTTGAGTGTCATAAAGTGTGATTAATTTACTTGCAGAAACTGCATTTCTAATAAATCCTTGTGCTCCACTATTTGCACCTTTAACAAAAGTTGGTACTGTTAGTGTGATAGGTTCATTTAAAGTAATTTCGGTAAAAGTTTGAACATCATACAATGAAATATTCCATTCGTTTACATTTCCATTACTAGAACTATATGATCCAGATTCTAATCTAAAATCATATACTCTAGCAAGACCAATTTCTTTACCTGGAGCAGTAATTTGAGAAGCACCGACTCTTTCATCTCTTAAACTCAGAACATAAGTATTTCCAATTCCAACCGTAGGAGATCCATAAACTCTATTTAAAGATAGTGTAGATCCTGTATTATAATTAATTGATTGATTTTTAAGTGTTTTAGTTGTTCTTGGTTTTTCTACATCTAAAAATGTTGGACTAATTGTCTCTACTTCATACCCCCTAACAATTGCTTTACCTGGAGATACTTGATATAGTGCTAGATTGTCGGACGGAAGTGCTCCACCGTAAGTAAATTGCCCGGCATTAAAAATACCCCGATTTCCTTTATTATCATTTAAAGAATTTTTTACTGAAACATCAAATGGAGTAATAAAATAATCACCAGACTCATTATAAGTTCTTCTTGCTAGCTCATCTGCAATTAAGTTATATGTTGTAGTGTTTTTCTTTGATTTTAAAACACCTTTTTGTATAACAGCTAATTCTATAAAATTATTATCGTCATAATCGGTTAAACTTTTTGTGATTAATGATGTTGAAATTTTTAACCTATCTGCACCAGGTGCTGCATAGTTATTAAATCCTTGCGAATTGTCGTTTAGTGTTTCGTCAATATCTGAATTAATAATTTGTTCATTTATATTTAATCCAACTCTATAACTTGGTCTATTAGTATATTGACTTAAAATTAGAGTTTCTGTGCTAACATTTACAAATTGTCCACGAATAAAATAAACACCTTCTGTAATATTAAAAGAAGATCCTGTTGCAGTAGAATTATTTGCAAGAGTTACTGCAAATGGTTGTCCAGCAGAGATAGAAGTATTTCCTAAAAGACCTGAAGTAATTGTTGTATTTGAAAATAATGATTCTCCATCTAAAAATACTTGACTTGCATTATTTTGAGTGCTTGAACCCAAATAATTAATGTAAAGAGTAAGATTTCCTTTTTCAGATTCTTGTGAAAGAAGAACTCTATCTACAAATGCAGTTACTCCAGAAGTTTGTCCCGTAATTTTAGTTCCAACAAGTTGATTAACATATGCTTCAACAGGAACTCCAAGAAAAATATTTTGAAGTTGAACACAACGATATAATTGTGTATATCCAGTATTTCCTGGTATTACTTTTGCACCCTCTTTAAAAAAATGTTGACCAAATTTATCAATTTGATTTTGAAGGATTGATTGAAGAGATGTTAATTCTCTCGCCTGAACAGGAACTCCGGGTTTAAAAAGGATTTTATGATAGTCATTAGTTGCATCAAAATCATCAAAATATGGTGCTACGTTGAGATTAGTTTGCTGAGACATAATTTGTTAGAACTGCAAAATGACTTTGATATCTTCTTTTTGATTTGATGACCTTGTAATTGATGGTCTATTGTCTACATAAATAATATTTCCAGAATATTTTTTTACTTCCGGATTTGCAAGACCACTTGTAAAGGATTGTCCAAGGTAATATGTTCTATTATTTATCACAGTAGATAGACCTGTAAAAGAAGTATCAATTCCCAAGTTTACTGATCCACCAGAGATTGTAAGAGATCCACCAGCACCAAAAGCATTTGTAAATTCAATTTGGTTAAATCCATATGTTGGATTAGTTACTGCAAGTCCAACTGTTGAAAATCCTGAATTAGATCTATCTTGCCAATATTTTAAGACACCAGTTACTTGATCATAACTAATGACTCTACCAACAGCAGTAGTTGCTGTAGACACTGTTTGAGTGATATATGAGTCTGCGGTGTAAGTTGCATTATTAAGTCCACTACCAGTTAACTTAAGTGCATAAACAGCACTTGCCTTATCTATAGTTAATATTTGAGTTGAATTGAATGATTCTGGATTTTCAACAATTCCAACTCTTGCTATTTGATTACCAGTAATAAAATCTGGATTTTGATTATCGTTTTCGATTCTAGAGTACAGCAAAACGTTATATGCACCTAACTCTCTATAGATGTCTTTTCCATGACCACCTTTGGGAGGTATAATTACATTTAATACTGGTAAAGTAGTTCCAGTGGGAACATTCCCGGCAACTAAATCAACAGTACCAAAAGTATATCCAGATCCTTGATTTGATATTGTAACCGATTCAACTCTTTGATCGTTATTAACGACAACAGTACACTCTGCTCCAGTGCCATCACCACGAATAGGGACTTTTGTATAAGTGGTATTAGCAGGACCTACTTCAATGCCTTTATTTACAATAGTAACAATTTTTATAGACCCATTAACTGCATTATTTCGGACTGCTGCATTTTCAGTGCTTGTTTCCCAATTTGTAGGAACTGGCATAAAATCTGTAGATTCAAATTTAATGATATCTGAGGGTTTAATAGTATAAAGATATTTCCAAATATATCCATCACCACTAGAACCTGCTACTCTTGGTTCTAAATCAGTGAATAGTGGTTCATCAAGTGAAGCTCTACCACTTAGATTTTCTGGGGTCGATCCGTTTTGTAAACAAATATAAACTCTATAATCACTATTTAAAACATAATATGCTGCCGAATATAAATTAGTTGCACCCGTAACTTTAGCAGTATTTGATCTGCTATAATCATGACGGTACATATCAAAAGTTGTACCAGACGACCATAAACGTTTTTGAACTACTTGCCTAACGTCACTTGCATTAATTTTTTTTAATGCAATCATACTGTCCCAATAATTATTTTCCTCATCAAAATTATCTTTAGGTGATGGGGGGTTTACATCCCAATCAGATTGAATATCAGAAGGATTTGGTAGACCAATAAAAGAATAATAAGAATTTACTGCAGAACTCACTCCTGCAACAAAATTCTTTGCATTTAATATTCTAATTTGATCAGTTATAATTGCTGCCATTTTATGTAACTTTTTTATTATTTATTTAAGTAATAATATAGTTTTCAAATTTGAGTGGAAGAGTCCTCTTAACAACACCAGAAGTTGAAATTCCACCAACTCCAACATTTCCATAGAAATTGTAAGTGTTTTCTTTCGATCTTCCCAATAATACAATTTTTCCCCAACTAAAGTTACCAAAACTAATTGTAGTAGTACCTATTCCTACTCCAGAATATCCACTAATTGTTGATATACCATTAACTATTGCATTAACTCTTCTTATAGTGGTTGTTGCAGTACCAACTGTTGCAATTCCAATCGCAGTATTTGCAACACTTACATTGCTCACACTTTGTACTTGATAAACATTATTGACAAAATCTGTTCCAATTCCAATAGTATTATTATCAATGTCTTTTGATGTTATTGATGTTGATGCAAACCCAATATTTGAATCATAAACCAGGAAGTAATCACCAGTCCCAATACCACTAACTGTAAGTGCAGTTCCAACAACAGAAGTATCTCTTAAATATGAATTAGTTGGAATATAAAAATCAAATGTAATGCCAGTTGCAGTAGTTCCAAATCCAACAATTATACCAGAATCTCCCAAATATGATGACACAGTGTTGGTTTCTTTAGTCATACTTGGTGACTGAATTAACACTTGTGGGGGAGTGGTAGATATGTATCCACCTCCTCCAAGTGTAACTGCAATTCCTGTTACAACTCCTCCAGATATAGTTGCAATCGCACTAGCAGTATTTTGTGCTGTTGTTGTTCCAAATCCAATTGGTTCAGAAATTGATACTGTTGGTATGGTTGTATATCCAACTCCACCGTCACTAATTACAATTGAACTAACTGTTCCTGCAATAGATACTACCACAGTTGCGGATGCTCCAACCTTATTATCTTGAGAAAGGATAGTGATTGATTTTTGGAACGCTAATGTGACGTTATTTTCATTTGTTGGATTAAAGAATGGTCTTATATTATCAATATAAAGAACAGTACTTCCAACTCCAACTGGTTGAATTAAATATGATGTTGGAGTAATTGCTGCTTCGTAGTGAATTCTACTCTTTCCAATTGTTTTTTGATTAATAATTTTATCTTCAGTTTGCCTACACCAGTTTATGGGTCTTTCAAGATTTCTGTCACTAACATTTCCTGGACCAAAATATGGATTGGTACTAACTGATTCTGTAGAATTGATAATAGTAGCCGTTCTTGCTTCTTCCTGAAGTATCGGAGTTTGTCCGACAGAAGGATCATAATTAATTGTTAACTCATCACCCTCTTTAACAGTTTCTAAGATATTAACATCTAAAACATCAACAGATCCGCTTCCACGATAGAAGAGAATTTTTGACCTATCTCCAACTTTAGGTGGTTCTATGAATGTAATAGTGCTTCCTCCTGGGAACTTATACGCTTTACCAGGAGCTTGTAAAATATCATTGAGAAATACTAATAATGTATCTTGAACGATAATATTTGATCCTTTAGAAGAAAGAATGGAAATTATATTATTTGCTATTTTTGTTTGAAAAGAAACTTTTTCTCCATCAAATTGATTATCTATAGAGTCAAGAACCTGAAGTTCTCCAATTGACCATCCACTAAATTTATCTGTAAAGGTTTGTTCTACATTAAGTTTGAATGGTTTAAATGATGTGCCTGTTGTTGGAATTCCAGTTGAGCCTCCAATTGGAACAGTTAAAATTTGTCCATCAACATAACCATATCCAGTATTAGTAATTTCAAAATCAATTACACTAGATCCTTGCCCAACAACAATATTAACTCTTGCTGCCGTACCAACTCCAGAAGATCCTGAATTGTAAATAAGAGGAATATTTGAATATGATAGTGGATCATCAAATATCACATATGGTCGATTTATAGATGTATATCCTGTACCTGGATTTGTAATTGTAACTGATGTGGATATTGACCCAGAAATAATAGTTGAATATCCAACATGTGTAATCGTAGCAATCCCAACAGAACTAATACCCACACCAACATTAACAATTCCAATTTGTGGATTGGATATTTTAATAATTGTTTGTGTTCCAGATGGAATTTGATATGGACTGGTAACACCAGACCCCACTCGAACAAAAGTAGATCCAACAGAAGTAATAACACTACCAGATCCAATAAAAGTTCCGACTCCAATGCTACAATTAGATCCTGTGTTAAGTAAATTTAAAATGCTAAAGACACTATTAGTATTTTCTAAGTAAATAAGAGTTGATCCTACTCCTACTGTAAATGAAGTATCAACAAATATTTCATATGTTGACGAAGCCCTATAACCAGATCCACTATTACCAACACTAATTGCTGAAATAGTGCCCGCAACTGAAACTGTTGCAGTTCCTCCTGCAGAAACTAAAGGTTGATAACCAAATCCCCCTGTAGAACCAACAGAAACTATAATTCCTCCGCGGGGAATGCTAGCATTATTAATATCGTAAGAAACTGATGTAGCTGCGCCAGTAAAGGCAATTGTTGTAATTCCTGCAGATTCTGTTAGAGTATAATCATTTGTTAATCCGGGACCTTGAAAAATATCATTAATTAAAATAATTGCATTTTCATTTTCAATTCCATCAACGTCAATGCCATTAGATTTTAATGTAAATTGATTAGTAGATCCATTAAATCCAGAGGAAATGTCGTTAAAAATATAATTTTTATGATAAGATTCATCCGTTGAATTCGTAATTCCAGATCTCATAAATGATCTTCCTTGGAATGATGATCCTGTTGATATTCCAACCCAATCTCTTTCATCAGAACGATTTGTTGTACTGCTGAAAGGAGTTTTTCCAAAAGGAGCTTCTTCAAAATTAATAGTGTTGCCAACTATATTATAATTACTAGTTATTTTAGTAACTAAGGCACCGGTTGAATGCCCTACAATTTCTGTCCCCAATCTGGGTCTTCTAACTTGTATTGCGTTGGTAGTTCCAATACCAACACCATCAATTCTCATTATTTCATTGCCAATTTTAATTAAGTCTCCACCAAAAAATGAGATAGTATTATCAACAAAGATAGTTTCATCAGTTGTAAATATTCTGCTTACTAATTTTGCAGTAGTTGAAGTAGAAACTACTGGTGATTGAATCATATTATCAAGTGCAACAAGCACTCTTGCATTTGAATTTATAGAGGTAAATTTATGATTTGTTCCAATTCCTGTACTAGTGATATCCAAAACTTTCGGCACAGACTTAAGAGCATCTTCTGCACTTCTTGCTAGTTTGACATTGTTTATATCAACTTTTACAATAAAAACATCATTTGGTAATTTACTGGTTGTTCCAACACCAACAGATGGAAAACTAGTCGATGCAATTCCAATCGCATTTGCTGTTACTATACCAGTAATACTGTTAGAATTAGAGTATTTAACTTGTTCTCCAGTTACAAAGAAATGATTTGGTAAGGAAATCGTATTTGAAGTAGTGTTAACAATTGTAGAAGCACTTCCAACAAAATATCTTTCAAATATTGGACTATTTTTGTGAGTTAAATTAAATGCACGTTTAATATCAACATCAGTTCCTTCATAAAGTGCATATGTTGTTTGAATAGACGCATTTAAGAAACTGATTATATCACGATCATCGTCTTGAAATCTCAATGCATTTAAGTAAACCTTTGCATTAATATCAATAGATGGTAATGGTGTAAATACCAAATCAATTGTTGTAGAAGTTGTTGAAATACCAATGGTTCCAAGACCAGAACTGTTATTGCTAGGAATAGTGTTAATGTATGCATACTCGTTCATATAAACGGTATCGTCTCCAACACTAGTGTCATTGTTAATAGCAACAATTTCTGATAATTGGTGAATATTGTTTGTAGTATCTGATATTTGGACAATAAAGTATGCACCACCATAAAAATTAGGATATGAACTAATAACCACCGGGGTTGGAGTTGGAGTTGCTGGAATAATTTCACATCTACCTTCTAATGAGGCGTGTTTCATATTAAAAGTTGACACTCCAACAGTTGTTGAAGTTGTAAATCCTATTTGAATTGCATTAATTGTTGCAGCAACTCCTACTCTTGGTATAAAATCAAGTTTTAGTTGGGAACCGGAAAGATATGCATGATATGTACCAAGTCCTGGGCTTGAATATGCGTTAGTTTTTGTGTGGTTTGTTAATTGCCCATACTCTAAAAGTTCTACATTAGTTCCATCATGAATTATATTTAATTCATCAATTTCATATCTGTTCTCAGTTGCTGCGATTGAAACTAAAACTTTTAATCCTCTGTAACTACTTGAAATTCCTATGATAGTAGCAGTGGATCCAAGACCAACATTAACATAATATGAATTAATATCTACAAAGTCTGAAAAAGATGTACTTCCAACTCCTGAAATATTATCACTGATATTATATGAAAGTGTGCATAAATCAAAATCATTAATAGTAGATTTTGTTGGAAAAAATGTAAGAACTCCTTCATTCCCATCAAAAGTAACATCATAAAATCCCATATCATAAGAACTTTCAATTGTTCCATATTCAGTGGCATATACTATCTCTTGGTCATCAATAATATTTGTAATAATTGAAAATTGTCTTTGATCTGGAAATCTTCTATCCTTTACACACGTAAAATATTTTTGTGTTCTTGAAGTTTCTAAAGCAAATCTTTGAACTTCAACAAAGGGAGTTGGTCTTGGATTACTATTAAATTCTGAACTTATATCATCAATTGCAAGAACTCTATTTCCAACAGATTCTTGATAATCTGTTAGAATTCTATTTGAGAATATTATTTCATCTGAAAAAACTTGAGATCCGATTTTAAATGAATTCTCTTTTACTGTATCAAAATCATAAACACAATTTAGATTTACAACATTAATAATATCACTTATGATAGTGATAGGTGTTAAATCAGATGGTAAATTAACGACAAGTGAATTAGAATTAAATTCTTCCAAAGTAACCGGAGTTTCTAATTGATAATCTGCAAATTTTTTAAATCCTGTAGTGTGGTTTAAAGAACTTACTGCATCATTCCAAGTATCAAAATCTACTCTGGATT